ACACGTACGTTGCATGCGCCACCTACCCACTCGTGAAGTTTGATGGCGCGAACCTGATTCCGTATGTAGGTCTGAGTAGCCCCACGAACGTCTCGGTTGCTTACCTCTCTGGAGCGACAGGAACCACAACCTGGAACTGGTTAGTGACTGCCGTATCACGAACTGGTGAAACAATTGCTTCGGTCGCGAAATCCCTCGCCTCTTTGCCGATTGATCTCTCGGCAACCACTGTGCGCATTCGTTGGAATACGGTCTCAGCTGCTTCAGGCATTCTTCAGGGTTACAACATTTACCGAGGACTTCCAGGTGACGAGACATTTATCGCGACGGTCTCCCCAACCGACACTTTGTTTGATGACCTGGGTTCTCCACAATCAAATACGGTTTTCCCTCCACTTTACGACACCACCGCGGGTATCAGAGCGAAGTATGTACTGAAGTTTGACGATCGTTTAATCCTGGCTGGCATTGCAGGTGAGCCGTCTCGCGTGTACATCTCTGCTCGCTACCCATTCCATGACCGCTTCTCTGCGGCCGATGGTGGTGGCTACATTGACGTATCGCCAAACGACGGTGATGACGTGACTGGGCTTGGTATTGCAGGCAATCAGGGTATGAGCTCTGGTGGTAGTGCGCCTCCCGCCTCCGCTGTCCTTGTGAAGAAAAATAATTCGGTACATCGCGTTATTCTCTCGACAGTAACGATTGGCAACTTTGTCGTGCTTGATCCACAGGCTCAGCTCCTCACTTCCTCAAACGGATGTTCGAGCTTTGATACGATTCAAGCCGTCGAAAACGACACCTTCTACTTTGGTCGCAAAGGGCTCTACACCGTGGGTCAGGAACCGAACTACTTGAACCAGATTCGTACCAACGAACTCTCTGCGAGAATCCGTCCGTACGTTCGAGACCTGAGTGAATCCGACTTTAGAATGGCGTGCTCTGGCTACATCGATAACAAATACCTGCTCTCTTTTCCAGGACGCAAAGAGACTATAGTTTACGATCGCGAGCGTCTCGCGTTTATGGGTCCGTGGAAAACTCCGTTTGGAATCACAAAATGGCTGCGTTATTACGACGCTTCAGGAAACGAGAAGTGGTTAGTTGGAACCGACGACGCGTACGTTCAAGAGTTCAGCACTGGATACGGAACTGACAATGGGGCCGCGATTCCCCTCACGCTTCGTACAAAGAAAGAGGCTGTAGGTCGATGGTCTGTGATGAAAGTGCTCAAACTATTTTACGTGCTTTTTAGAAACGTCCGCGGATCGGTGGTCGTCAACCTGCGTATTGAAACTCCCACTGGAACGACGGTCACAACGAAGTCGTTCAGCATCTCTGGTTCGCTCTCTGATGGCGGCTGGGGCTCCGATCAATGGGGTTCTCAGCCATGGGGGCAATCTGAGGCAACGGTCGTGATTACGGGTGACGAACTGGTGCGATGGGCGCAGATTTACAAAACCTGTCGCGTTGTACAGGTTGAGGTCATCTCGACTGCCGCAAACTCGAACTGGGAATTTTTAGGACTGCGTTTCACCGCGCAATCCCTGGGAGACAACTCGCTGCCCGCAAGTACTCGGGTGTAGTTGAAAACCCAGTTAGCTTTCTAGGAGTATTGACGTATGCCACAGCTCTATAATTATCCGACAGAAAACTCGTTGCAGTATCAACTCGACGTTCTCCTTTCTGCTGGAGCGACTTCTCTCACTTTGAACTCCAATGTCTCGACAAAAATCTTTGGACCTGGTATCGGATGGGTTGACCGTATTGATGCCAGTGGAAACAAGACACCTTCTAAACGCGAATACTTTTCCTTTACGGGGGTGTCTGGCACTCAGCTCACTGGTCTCTCTCGTGGACTTGCTGGCTCGACAGATCAAGAACATGCGGTCGGCGCAATCGTGGAGTTCGGTCCTGATGTGCTTCAAGCTGACAACGTGCGTGATGTGATTACCACTGAGCACACCGAATACGGTGTACATGCCTCTCTCCCCTCCCTCACTCTTTTGACTGCTCGAGATCTTACGGTGAACCGTTTGTTTAACACCTCTGGAGCTTCCTTATACGGATTCCCGCTGCATCCTGTGTGGGTAGTGAGAGGATCGGTCTCTGCTGCTTCTGCGCTGATTGGACCACCATTGTCGATGCCAACTCCTGGTACGCTTGAATTCATCAGTGTGGTCTCTCGAACTCCGACCTCTGCTGCATCCTTGTTTATCGACATCAATAAAAACAACACTACTATTTTTACTGATCAGAATACCCGTCTGTACATTCCCTCAGGTGGCACATACGTCTCGACGGCTTCGATTGCTGTGAAGTCATTCAATGCAGGAGACTTGTTCACGGTGGACTTTGACACTGGAGGGGGATCGGCGGCTGATTTCACGATCATGATGAGAGCGAGGTAGCCATGAATGTTACCTTAGAAAATCCAGAGATCAAGATCGACACGATCTACTTCAACACGAAAACTCCCCGAGAAGAAGTTTTGAATCTACTTGAGGATTGGGGCGTGGTACTCGTTCCTGATTTAGATCGAGGCTGGACGAACGGCTTTTTGTCCACTTCAGGGGATGACATGGCAGTGTCTTTGTACACACACCCGTATCAAGAAAACGGATTCGATTTGATTCCTGTAGGAAAGAAAACTCGAAAGGAATTGCGGAGATTTATTTATGGCCGCTTTTGAACGACACATACCGCTGTGTTTAGGTACTAGCTCTGGGTTATTCACGATCTCTACGACCGCGAACACTTACCAGGCTATTGATCCTATTTCCATCGCGCAAATCGCTGTCGCTCAATATAACTCTGGAGCCTTTTACTACGAAGCAACGCTCAAAACCTCTGCGGCGACTGGGTACGCTACGCTTTACAACATCACGGGTGGCGCAGCGGTTAGTGGTGGCGAAATTACAACTACCTCGACTTCTATTGTACGTGTGCGCTCTTCTGCTCTCACCCTCACTGGTTCCGACGATTATTCTGACCGCATCAAGAATGATGGGGCCAACACGACCACGTTCTATGGTGGCCGAGTTGTCGTGCTCCAAAACAGCGCAGGAATTTCAGCTACAGAAGCGCAGGTGATCGTCTTCTCCTACACTACAAACACCACAACAAACGCAGCTTATGTACAACCTGGAACGATCGGCGATGCGTACTGGCTCTACACTGCGGCGAACTGGGACGGGGCGACGTTTTACTACGAGGCGACTCTTAAAACCTCAGCAGCTACAGGATATTCTCAACTTCACACCGTAGGAGGCTCTGCTTTGTCTGGGGCTGAGGTCACAACCACCTCAACTTCGTTTGTACGCGTGCGTTCCTCAGCGATCACTCCTGTAGACGGTACGGCGTATAAAGCCATGATCAAAAACGACGGTGGAAATACAACCTCCTTTAATAGTTCTCGGGTCATTATTCAACAAACCAATCCAACGAAAACAGAAGCGTATCTGCCGTTTAATGCGGACACTGCGGCCTCGGCCACGGGTGGCTCGTACGCCGATCATCAAAGCCGAGTTCTTTGGGACCCTGCTACCTGGTCGGGCGATTCCGTTGCCTGGTCTTGGGAAACTAACTCTCTTTCTGGTGGCGCGTTTGGGTCTTCTCGCGTCTTCAACATCGATGCGGCTGGAGCGGTGACTGGGGCTTCTACATCCATGACTGGATCACTAACAGAACGTCTTCGAGCAGGTGGTGTCACGATGCCTGTTGCCTCTGCCACTCTCCGTGCTGAAACAAATAGCGCAGCAGGAACTCACTATATGGCAGTGTGTAAATTGATTGCGGTGATGTCTTGGACAAATGTTTTTCCAGTCGTAGGAGCGAACCCAAATCTCGCCTACTTCATGTAGTTGAAAACCCAGTTATGAAGCTGAGTAAATAGGAGACACTATGGCATTCGGTATTAACACCATTCGTAACATATTTTCCCAACCAGGTGGTGGGGGAGGCGGTGGAGGTGGCGGTGGCGCAGGTAGCGGCAGTTCTTCAAGCTCTGGATCGCAATACTACGGCCCAGCCTACGGACCTGGCTTTGCCACGAACACCAATCAAGTCGTTTCTCCAAGCGGTGCACCATACTATGGTCCTGGCTATGGTCCGACATACGTCCCACCAACCAGTCAATCTGCACCTCCTAATCCATACAACCAACCTCAGCAACAATCGGGTGGCGGAGGCTCCAGTAGTGGAAGCTCTCGCAGTACCACAAGGTACAACCCCGCTGCGGTATGGGACCCTTCTTCTGGTAAAACCTTTCAGTCTGCGTTTCAAGAAGGTTTCATCGATGAATTTGGAAACCCTATCGAGCGCGATCGCGAAGCTGAGTACCGTAATCAAATCAACTCTGTTTTTGACGAAGTGAATAACTTACTTGGCACTCAGGAAGCAAACTGGAAAGCTGGCTACCCTGAAATGTTGAAGAACGCCACTGCCCCATTTGAGGCACTGTACGCCCCACTTCAATCTGGTTTAGACAGCGCAATGCAGATGTTTGGAGTTCAACGCAATCAGACCAGAGAGCGAGAAGAGGTTTCAAAAGCTGATGCACGTCGTCAGTACGACGAACTTTCCCAAGCTAACCGTCAACGGTTTGGTGGATCATCCAGTGCTGGAGGGTTTGCTGACGTGATCTTAGGCAGAGAGGCTCAACGAAACTTCGGAAACATCTCTCGAACGACTCAACAGTCTTTCGATACTATCGGCCAATCTGAGGCTGGTGCGCAACAAGCATTCGTCCAGGAGAAAGCGAATCTCGATCGTCAAAAAGCACAGGCCTACAACCAAGCCGAGCAACTCTACCAAAGTCGGCTCAATGAGATCGCAAACTCCCGTGTAGCTAACGCGCAAAACAAAGCCGCCGCACAGCTTCAAGCCCTGGCGGAGCTCCGCGAGAATGTACGAAATATTGAGAACAGTGCACGACAAATGGCGATGAACCTGTATGCCCAAGCTCAACAGATGGCGATGACCGCTGGCAACAGCATCAACTCTTTCCGACAGGCCGCTGGAACTCCAGCAAATCTGCCAGAGATGAGTCAGATGTCCTACAGTCAAGCAGGTGGCGGGTTCTCCCCAGCTCTCTCAGGCGCAGCTATGGGTCAACTCTCAGGGAGACTTCGTTTTGATCCGCTAACTGGTCAATACGTCGCAGCTTAATATGTCGCAAAAACCTCAGTACAATAACGTCTACGAAGAGATTGCTGCTTTAGTGGGTGGTCCATCTATGGACAACATGATCACAAACAACCTGGTTAAGCAAGGTAAACTTCCCGCAAGTCAACTTGAAATCTATCCTCAGCGCGGTGGCCTAAGAGGGCCATCTTTAGCCAGAGGTTTCGCAAGAGGTGCTAAGGGTGCGGCAAAAAAAGGAATGGCTTTTGTGAGTCCATGGCAAGGAAACGGCAGGCCGTACGCAAAGCTAGGGATGGAGCGTGGCGGTGGCGGTATGCACATGTTTGCACCGCAGCTTCCACAAGATCCTCGTGAGTGGGCTGGTCTCCCTGATTCTCAGATCCCTTTCCTTCAAGAAAACCCTCGATCGTTCACGATGGGTAGTAATAGAACTGGTGCAGGATTTGGTTTCGGCAACAACAACTTTGGTGCAGGATTCTCACTTGGAGGCTACGGACTTCGCGGAGGCTTCGACACCAGTCAGCCATCCATGGGTCTCGAGATTACTCGGCCTGATCAACCTTCTACCTATCTCTATAAGGGGTTCTAATTGAAAACCCAGTCAAGTTCACAATAGAGTTAAGGCATGAATATTCTCCCTTCACTGCGTAAACGCTTCGACGAGTTAACGCAGAAGGCTACTCCCTACGTACAACCTGCGATGCGTACTGCTGCCAGCTTAGCTGCGCCAGTAATGCCAGCTCTAGGGTTTGCTGCTGCACCACCCCAACTTCAGAGACAGGCTATTCAAGTTGCTCAAGGCCTCCCGCGCGTAGCGACTGGGTTTGCAAAAACTTCTGGGCTTACTGATTTCTTCGGTGGCGGTAAAGACGTTCTCGTTGGTGGCGCAAAACAGCTCTATGGTTTCGGAACGAATAATAGGCGTTTGTTTGACGAAGGTACTCGTCAAAACTTTTCTGGAGCTAACCGAGCTTTTGGTGTACAAGAGCGACCCGACGGAAGTATTCAGGCTTTGGGCTTTAACGCTCGACCTGGTCAAATCAAATTCACTGGTGAAAACATTGTTGGATCAGGAGCCCCCCGCGTTGCGTTGACCGCTGCGGGTACTTTGTTTCCTGGTGCGAAAAGTGCTGCCCTTCTTACTGGCGGTCTTACTTCAGGGATAAATTACCTAACTGGTCAAGATCCATACACTGGGTTTGGTGAAGGTGCGAGTCGAGGACTACAGATCAACACCGTTGCTGGTCTTACCAATCCTCTGCTTGGTAAATTCTTGCCACGCGCTGCACCCACGATGCCGACTTGGGGGAAACTCGCAATCAATCGTCTGATTCCCGCTACTGCAAACGTCGGTCAGGGAATGGTTATCGATAAAGCGACTGGGATGCCAACCACTCTCACAAGCATGGGTATCGACTTCGGTGTCGGTCTTGTGTTGGGTCGTGGCCAGTTTGACCCAAGAGTCGCGAAGTTTACTGATGACCAACTTGCAAAAGGTAAGAATATTGCCCAAAGGATTTACGACCAGATTGGCGATGCAAGAGAAGCGAACAGACGAGCCTATTTTGAGATCACGGGTAAAGAGCTCCCCAATGGTGCAGATCCAGGGTTCCTCGCATTCCGAGGCAGTGGCGGAGGGTCACCGTTTGCGAAAGTAGCTTCTGAAAACGATTCACTGGGTAAAGGAACTTACGCTACAACTGATAGAAGTTTCGCGAAGACGTTTGGCAAAGTTGACGAAGTAGACATGAACGGGGCGAATCCGCTGGTTATTCGTAATAAAGCAGACCTAGACGCATTAGGTCTTGAGATGGCACAAGGTCAGTACAAAAACGTGCAAGACTACATGAACGCCAAAGGGTTTGACCTATACAAAGATGAAGTGACGGGTGAAGTGTTTAAGCCCGCCAAAGCTCTTGAGAATAATCCGCAGGCAGGCTTTATCAATTTTGATGAACTGAACCCATTTAAGAAGGTGGACAACGACCTTGTCCAATGCGTGCCTCGTTCAGACCTGAAGGCCTACGAAGACGCGTTCAATGGTGGCGACACCACAGCGATGAAGAAGCTGGCCGACCAATTTCCAGACGATACACGATTTCATATTCACGAGAAAGTGAGCGGTAAACTGAGAGGGTTCCCGAAGACCGTAGAAGGAACTCTTGGTACTCCTGAAGAAGTAGCGGGGGCAGTGAAACGGGCTCCTGAAAACTTTTACACCCCACTCTCTAATAAAGAGGTGGTTAATAAAGCAACCCAGCTGATTAAGAAGTCCGAAGTCGATGCGCTGAACTTTGCTCGCACTGGCAAAGATACGGACGCGAACGCAACAGCGATGCTTCTGATTGATAAATACATTAAGAATCAAGAGTTTGACAAAGCGAACGAACTGATTAAGCAGGTCTCCCCTCGCTTTACCGAACAGGGTCAACAGATCCAGATCCTTTCTTTGTATGGTCGTCTCACCCCGTCTGGTGCGTTGAAGTTTGCTCAGAAAATCATTGATGACGCAAACGCACAACTTCCCAAAACAAAGCAACTATCGCTCTCGAAGGAGGCGATGAAACAAATCACCGATCAAGCAGAGATCATTCAAAAAATGCCAGAGGGTCGCGAGAAGTCTTTGGCTATCGCAAAACTCATGGACACGTTTGCTGCACAAGTTCCCTCATCTCTTGCTCAAAAGGTCTCCACGATTCAGACCATGGCACAGCTGATGAACCCTGTCACTGCCATTCGTAACACTGTGGGTAACACGGGTTTTGCAGCGATCGAAAACGTCAAAGATACTGTGGCGACTGCCTACGACCGAGCGCTCTCGCTCATTACAGGCCAGCGCACAAAATCCCTCCCCGACATTGGCGCACAAGTTGGCGGATTGAAACGTGGTTGGAAAGAGGGTGTTGAAGACGCTCTCCAGGGAGTCGAAACAAACAAGGGTGTCGCGTCTCAGTTTGACCTCCCAAATCGTACGTTTAGAGATCCCGTCTTTGGTCGTTTAGAAAAAGTAATGAACATTGAATTAAGAGCGACTGACCGCGCTGCGTACACCGCTGCATTCGAAGGTTCGCTTTCTGATCAAATGAGGGCGGCTAAGGTGAGCGATCCGACCGATGCGATGATCGAACAAGCACATTTAGACGGACTCTACCGCACATTCCAAGACAACAGCACGCTGGCAAAGATCTTTAGTGGAACGAAGAAGGGCTTAAATCGCTACCTGCCGATCATTAAATCTCGCGATGGTCTCAATAACTTTGGTATGGGTGATTTGATTTTGAAATATCCAAAGACTCCAGCCAACATCTTGCAGCGTGGTATCGACTACTCTCCGATCGGACTCGTTGGAAGTTTGATCAAAGGCGCAAAGCAAGCGGCTGATGGCGCATTCAATCAGAGAGAGTTTGTTGAAGCAGCGTCTCGCGGAACTGTTGGTACTGGAATTGTGACCCTCGGCTATTTCATGTCGAAGCTCGGCCTGGTGACAGGCGACAAGCCAAACGACTACGATGTCTCGGCAACTCAAGAGTCTACAGGAAAACGTGGGTACTCTGTGAACGCCACGGCTCTCAAACGATTCGTGATGAGCGGGCTCGACCCGAGCAAAGCCAAAACTCAACCAGGTGATCAACTCGTTTCCTTTGATTGGTTCCAGCCGCAGTCGATCCCGTTCTCCATTGGCGTGAACGCTGCTCAAAACGCTGGTAAGGAGGGTCAGCTCGACAACCTCGCCACAACGGCATTTGACGCGTTGAACTCAGGTGTAAATACGCTCGCCGAACAGCCTCTCGTGACGGGAATCTCTCGCTTCGCGCGCGACTTTGTCGGACAGGTTGGAGGGCAGCGCGACTTTGTCAAGCCGTTTGTGAATGCGCTTGTTGATATGCCCGCGTCGTTCGTCCCGTCCATCGTGAATCGTGCAAGCCAGCTCACTGACGCTACTGCTCGCAGCACCTACAACACTGATCCGTTCAAGGAGTCATACAATAAAGTGGCTGCTCGTTTACCGTTTTTAAGAAAGAGTCTTCAACCTCGCGTTGATGTGTTTGGCAACGATGTCCAGTTCTACAAGCCGTCTGAGAACGCAATGGAGTTTTTAGGAAACACGGTGAACACATTGTTTAATCCAGCCATTTTATCGAAGGTGAAAAGCAATCCATCTGCCGAAGAAGTGTTGAGGATCTTCAGTGATTCGGGTGAGACCCAGCAAGCTCCCCGCGTTGTCAAAAACAAGGTCGAAATTAACGGCGAACAGATGCAACTCTCCCCTCAACAAGTTACTGATTATCAGCGATATGTCGGAGTGCGAACTCAGGTGCTCTTTGATTCACTGATTCAAAATCAACAGTTTGGTCAATTAACGGACGAGGAAAAGGCGAAAGCAATGAGCAACTTGCTCACAGACATTAACACCGCTGCAAAGATTGAACTGTTTGGTCATCAACCGAAAACCCAAAGCAGACGATCGAAAGCTGTTCAAGCACTCGACTTCTCTTCAGTCAAACAAAACCCAGTATCAGATGATAAGATCATCGACTCCGCTCTTGGGAACTCGAAGGTGTTTGACGAACCCAAAGCACCAAAGATTCCAAAGGTAAAGAAGACTAAAGCACCCAAACAAAAGAGTGTAAAGGTGAAGAAGTTGAGCATGAAGGTTCCGAAAGCTCCCAAGGTTAGGATTAAAAAGACCCGTAAACGCTCGGCGAGACTGAAAAAGATTGCGTTTAAAAAACCGAAGTTTTCGAGGGTTGCTTGAAAACCCAGTAGAACTTCTACTAACGTAGGTGTATGCCAAAAGTAGGTACAAAACATTTCTCTTATTCAAAGGCTGGTGTGAAGGCTGCAAAGTCTTACGCGAAAAAAACTGGCCAAAAAATAGCGAAAGGAAAATATGCAAGCACCCGTAAATAAGCCAACCGATCGCATTCACCATACGAAAAATATGGGAAAGCCTGCTCAGGACATGACGAGAGTTGCTAGAGAACAAAGTGGTCAACGCTCAGCTCCTGCGGGCCCATCCAATACTCCGTTCAAAGGCGGAGGTCCACAAACGCCCAAAGTGGACTATCACTACTAATATAGGAGGGCATCATGTCGATCTTTGACGACGCTCGTGCTGCCTCTTCTTCTGGTCAGTCTGCTACTCCCGTGAAGCCGTCAACTCGATCGGTGTTTGATGATGTGAACGCTCAACTCGAATCGTTCAAACAGGGCATTGCTCAGCGTATGGACAAGTTTGCACTGGATAGTGGGCAGGTTTTAAACGTGACCAACCTGCCTAGCATGGACTTTGATCGCGACATGGCGTTAAGGGCTCCTGAGAGTATTCGGCGCAGAGCCGCCAATGCACTCACCACCCAAGACGAGGCGTTCTATTCTCCTGGGTTTGTTCGCAATGACGGATCGTTCCACTTAGGCTACTACCCTGAAAACCTCACGAGAGACCTTGCTGAAGTAAACGAGTGGGACCCACAGCAGTATCAACAGCTCGTTCAAGATCCCGCGCTCACTCCCTACCTCACCAACGACATGATGATTGAGGCACAGAAGATGACTCCCAAGTACACGCAGGGCATCTACGGGGCTGCACAAGCGATGGACCCGTTCTTCGGCGCGATCCGTGACTGGCAGAACCGACCACAAGACAGCCGACCAATGTGGCAGAGAATCAATAACGCTGTTGGAATTAAAGACTGGTACACCAGCGATCAAGAACAATGGGATGAGGACATGAAGAAAGGTGGCCTATGAGCGTTGAACCCATGGCCGTCCCACTAGTTCCACTGAGTGATCGTGATCTACTCATTAGAATCGACGAAAGGCAAACTGCAATGAAGGAAACGGTTGAAAAAATTAGCGACATCCTTAGTACAAAGGTTGATAACGACCAGGACTATCGAGATCTAGTGAAAACCGTACAAGATTTTCGCGATTGGAAAAACCGAGCGATTGGCTACTCAATGGCGCTCAGCTCGCTCGTGTCAATTATTCTTTGGGCCATTGACCGTTTCATTTTAAAGTAGGAGGCAGTATGGACTATATGCAACTTTCTCAGCGTGACCCACAGTGGGCAAAGAAGCGCTTAGGAAAATCAACCACCGATAAATACACTCTCGGTTCTCACGGGTGCACCGTCACTGCGTTGACCACGATGTTGAATCGGCGCTTTAGCTATAAACTCACTCCCGACGAGGTGAACGAGAAGCTCAAAAAGGTGAACGCGTTTGCTGACAACGGGGCTGGACAACTTGTACTCATTAACTGGGCCAGAGTATCGATGGCGTTTCCCGAACTTAAATGGGTAAAAAGAGTACGAAATTACAACAACGCTGAGGTTTCGTATTGGGTATATGTGAAACGCAGACCCGTGATGGTCGAAGTGCAGTTTGGCGCAATGCGTCACTGGGTACTCTTCGTGGGGTCGTTTAAGTGTATCGATCCTTGGACTGGCAGAATGGTTTCAACGAACACGTACCCGACTACGGGATACGCGCTCTACGATTAGCACTATAGCAAGGTGAGTGCCACCCCGCATTAAAAGGGTGTTTTTGGCTTCTCATCAATTAGAAAGGCAGATATGCAAGAAATTACGCCTGTACTCCTGAGTACGCTGACAATGGCCCTCACACAGATTGTGAAGGTCGCCGATTTCGTTCCGAGACCCGAACGATTCATGCCAGTGGTGTCTTTAGGTATTGGTGTCGGTTTAGGGCTTTTAGCGGGCTTTGATGTGTTTAGTTCGATCATGGTTGGCGCAACCGCGTCGGGCTTCTACGACCTCACTACAAAGACCGTGTTGGATAAGTCCTAGTTTCCAACCCACTGACTTTTTCTTTACAGTAGAGTCATGATCGACCGCTATCAAGCTCTCATTGATATGCGCGACAACTGGCATAAGGACGCACCAGGAATCGCAGAAAATAACAACGATCTCACGCGTCTTGCTCATGCTGTGGTGCGCGAATCGATTGAGTTCCTGGAAAAAGTTCTCACGAACGATACTCCCGAAGAGATTGCCGACGAAGGCGCGGACGTTTTTTGGTTTATTCTCACTGCATTTATGAAGCTCGGCATTGACCTCTTTGATGCTGCACGAAACAAACACGCATACAACTTATTCCGATTTGGTGGGTACTTCAAAGAAGCAGGGAGTTACTCAACCGACTACCCCAACGCAAAAGCTCACGAAAAAAAGAACAACTTAAAAGCACAGTTTAACGATGGCCTTACGCCAATTAGAAACCAAGCCTAAATTTAAACGGCCTCCCGAAATGGAGTTTTCCAAGGAGACTATTCGTCTCGCCCTTTTCAACGCTGAGTACAAATGTGAGTCGTGTGGGACAAAAAAGGCGGATACAAAAGAAGGTTATTTTGAGATCCATCACAAGCTCCCGATTTACATTGCGTGCAAGTATTTTCCTCACATCGCTGCGAAGCTGATTAGCTCAATTATGAACGCCGAAGTGTTGTGTTGTGAGTGTCATGACAAGCGTCATGCGAGCGAACAGTGGACGGAATATAACGCACTTGCGCAAACCTTTTTAGGAATCGCCTCACTGGACGCGAGAGCTGCATTAGGAGCTGGAAGTAAGCGTAGGGTGTGACCTCTCCCCCACTCTCCCCTATCGTGGGTGTACACCCCTCTCATGCCTGGAGAGTGTGCTGAAAAGCGGAGTAGGGGAGTGGTGTATTCGGTTTTTCTTCGGTACACCATGGGCTCTTGTTTCTCGGAACGTCTGCGTACCACATGCCTTCATTTTATACTAGGTAATTTTATTGGCAACTTTTTTACCCATTGACGAGCGGTCGGTCCAGCATGCTACATTGATAACGCTCACGGGGAAGCCGTGCGGAAAATAAAGATTCGGTTTTTTCCTCTGTTGTCGAAGAGGGCGAGGTTTACCGAATCCGCCCGCTCTCTCCGATAGCAGAGGTTTTTTGTATGAACCCATATCTCGTACATAAGAAAAGCATTTTGGACCCCCACCGTGGAATATCTGAGATGCTTTTTTTGTTGGTTGAAGCGGTTCGTTGACGGCATGGTTGTTTCCTGGGCAGGCATTCAAGAATGTGCGCGACGAACCACCCCAGCTATTGATTGAGTAGTGTAGTGCGACGACGTTTTGAACGGGTTGACCGCAAAGCTATTGCAAAAGTAGCGGTTAGAAAAAGGTGACACACCAAGTCTTGGTAGGAGTCTCTCTACCTCGGCGATCCCGACAGGTTCAGACCCTGCGACGCGACGTGTCGTTTCTGAATACACTACTCAGTGAATAACTGACGTGAGACAAACTCCCGCTTTCTGGAGACTTAGTGGCGTTTAACGACTAAGTGCGATGAGAGACTGGCCAAGCACCGTGAGGTCTAAAACAACGGCGGTCGGAATAAACGACTTCGATTCATGAATCCAGCTATACTATTATAAGGCGCATCCCGTGACCTTAGTTTTCTGCACCCTTCTTGTTTGGGCCTCCAGACAAAGAGACAAAGCAAACTACACGGGTCGGAATACCATGAGTTATAACAATAAGAGTTACTTTCTAAGAAAAATGGAGTTCTTGGAAAATAGTTTAAAGAACAAAGAAGCCCCAAAGAAAAAAGACACCTTCTGTCCATACTGCTTTAAACCGAAAAACCCGTGGGCGACCATGTGCCAACAATGCTACTTTTCAGGCGCATATAAAAACGACCCCCTCGATTGACAATATTGACTAGGAGTGATACACTCTGCTCTATTGAAACCCTATGTAAACGGGGTTAATATAGAGTTATGCAATATAACCTAGGACTCCCAGCGAGCGAAGAGCGACTCGCGCACCAGACACTCACTCGTGAGCTATGGTCTGAGCTCTACCCTGAGCTGTGTTTCGATTGCAAAGGGTTTCTCTCATTCACCTACGAAAACAACGGCTTTTCCGCACCAGACCCAGAACACTGGGAAGTGACTCGTGTGTACTGCGAGCACTGTGACAAGGAAATTTGTAACGAGGAGGTTTTGTAATGTCAAACATGAACACCGACATCGTCTACGACATCCTTCACGAGGCTTACATGGAAATCGTTGGAAGGGGACTCATTAAACCTCTTGAAGAAACTGAGCTCAAAGAGCTTATTAACGACTTCGTGAACTTCACACTTGATGAGCGCCCAGCGACAAAACAAGAAAATGAAGAACATCAAAACAAAGAAGGAGGTTGGGCATGGAAGGACTAAAACCACTCCCAGAAAGTACGAAAGAGCTACTCGAAACCCTACAGATCGAGCTCGAACTCGCTAGAGATCGTACTCGCCATTTAGAAAGTCAAATCAACCAGGTGAAAGAACTGGCAAGGAGTCAAGGATATGAAGTTGTATGACCGAGTCCTCGCTCTTCTTCGTGAGTACCCTGTTCTGCGCGACTCTGACAAGAAGCTCATCTGGGCTGTTTGGACAAAACAAAACCTGGTTCAAGAGATTGACGGAGTTGGTATCGTCCAAACTGGCGCACCTATTAAAGTAATCGAAAAACATGCGTTTTACTCAGCTCCTACCCCCGAATCAATTACACGCGCTCGTCGCAAAATTCAAGAACTCCACCCCGAGCTCCGCTCCTCAGCAGCAGTTCAAGAGCAAAAAGATGAAAAAGAAAGACAGAAAGGCACGTTTATTTTCCGCGAAAACGCGTTCCAAGTAAAAAAGGATGAAGAATGGGCAGGCTAAAAAATAAAATGATTATTGAAACACTCCTTAATTTTTTAGGAGTTATTTTTCTTGTATTCGCGTTCGACCTCTTCACCGAAGATCAGTGGTACTTCGTGTGCCCCTCGTTCTTCCTCGGGATTCATCTCATTTGGCGATCAGGTCGAGCGTCGGCACAAACCGAACAAGAAGTGAAGGAGATGCTCAAGATGAAACAGTCTAAGTAAATTTATTTATTATTTTGCCCAGGAAAATATGTTAAAAACTAAAAACTACGCAAAGTTTAAGTACATCATCGGCAACCGCCAGATGAGCACTGAACACGTTGCTCGCCTCAGACGCGAGATTGAAACAAGAAACCTTTTGGAAGTCTGTCCAATTATCGTCAACGAAAAGTTCCAAGTCATTGACGGTCAACACCGCATTGAAGCTGCAAAGCAACTTAAAATCGAAATTCCTTATGTAGTTGTCCAAGGAATGGGTATCGAGCACGTGGTGCGCTTAAATAACGTGCAACGACGCTGGGGAATTCGAGACTACATTGAGCTTCATGTTCTCAACGGGAACGAAAACTACATTCAACTCAAAGACTTCTACACGAAGCACAAGATCTCACCAAGTAATGCGATCGTTCTCACCTCCTTTACGAGTTACCGAACCACAAAAACCAACGATTTTCGTGAAGGCAGGTTTAAGATTGTTGATCTTGATAACGCTGAGTTTCTCATGAGTATGATCCATCGCATGAGGCCGTTTCTCGCAACAGCTTCGATTTCAGGTGAAGACGCGTTTGTCGTTGCCGTGAAGAGGGCGCATCACATCTTAGAGAAAGACGACAAATCAATCGAAGACCTCGTTAATACTCTTGAACAAGTGAAGACTTTTGTGATACCATTTAAATCACATATTAGGGATTATTATCGTGTGTTTGAAGACATTTTAAACTACGGTAAACCAGCGTCTAAGTACCGTTTATTTTAGTATGAATCTTGCAGACCTAAAACAACCCATTCCGTATCGTTGGAAAGTTCAAACGATCTCAAAGAAGAAGCCGAAAGCGACCTGTGTCGCATACATCGACGCTCGTGACGCAATGGACCTGCTTGATAAAGTGTGTGGTCCAGAGAACTGGCAAGACGAGTACCGATTCGAGGGCGGGCTTTGGTTGTGCGGAGTCTCCATCAATAAAGACAAAGAAGGATGGGTAACGAAGTGGGACACTGGCACTGCGGGTGAATATGAGGCTGAGAAGTCTATTATCAGCGACTCCTTTAAACGAGCGTGTGTGAAGTGGGGAATTGGCCGATTCCTTTATGACATGGATATTGAATACGTCGACACCAACAAGGTCGGACCAGGAGCCTACCCTATTTTCCCTCATTCCCAAGACCGCATCTGGGACCTAACCGAATATATCAATTCAAAGCAAAAGCACAAAAAGGTCAACGATGAAAGCGCAACAGTTTAGTGCAAACATGGGACCAGTGAGCGTACGTGACGGGGTTCCCAGTTTTCGTTTAAGCGTAATAGAGGAGCCGAGTAAAGAAGAGCTCTTCAACTTTACAGAGCTTCAGAAGAAAGAGTTACGGGTACTACTCGAACCACTCGAAGGAGTGAAAGAGCAGATCACTATGGAGGGGGAACATCACAAAAAAAGCGAGTCCCAACGAACCCGAGACCTCATTTACATTTGGTGGAGAGAGTCGGGTGACCAAAGAGATTTCGACGAATTTTATCGAAAGTCCCAGGAATGGATTAGAAACCTAATTCAAGAAAAAATCGAAGCCGCGAAAGGTTATTAGTGTACTCAAAAGAACAACAGTTAGAGCGACGAAGGCTGGCGCGCAAACACGCGTCTACGCAGAAAAAAAAGCTGATTAAAAGGCTTGATGCGATCGTGACAAAAATTGTAGTGTTAAGAGATAAAAAATGCGTTACATGCGGGAGAACGACCGAGGTCTATTGTGGACACTTCCACTCTCGGACTCATCATAACACCCGCTGGGACCTGATGAACTGCCACGCCCAATGCAATCCGTGTAACGGAAAGCACGAGCACGACACCTACCCCTACACGCGTTTTATGGCTGCGAAATATTCAATGGATGAACTCGACGCTCTGTACCAGCGTCACTGCCAAACATCTCATTTCAAAGACGCAGACCTGGTACAACTACTGGCAGAACTCGAAAGGGAGTATGAAAGTCTCAAAACTCAATTTAATGGGTGATTACTACACCACTTCTGAAGTGGCAGAATTATTGAATGTCGCCCCAACGACCGTGACGAACTGGGCGAACCAAGGTCTCATTGAATGTGAGCGGAAACAATTCGGCAAGGTTGCATGGCGTGTATTTAAGCGCGACTACATTGATCAATACGTGAGAGAAAAAGAGGCGGGCAGGAGTGCCTCTTAGACCCTTTTCTTTGGGCCAATTTCTTCACTCTCATCTTCGTCATCCGACGGCTCGTCAGGATGGAATATATAGTGGATGAGTTCAAGCTGCTCGCCACTCAGTAGCGTCGGGAGCTTGAAGGATGGTGCGAGTGTCATACCGCCCTCCTTGTGTGAATATAATAGGAGTAGAATACCGTTTTAACTATGGTAATATCCACAAAGGCGCGTTAGAATTGTGTAAGGTAACTATCCCTTGACAACAGGTAAATACCTGGTATAATGGAGATATTATCAAACACATAAAGGAGCAACATGAAAGAACCATCATGGGGAACAGCACCAAGACCAATGCACGCAGAGCAAAGACTTTCCAGCTACATTTCGGGAGCGGGAATAGAAGTCTTTGAGACTGAACAATATGACGCTTTCAGCGATGATTGGTATATCGTTGGAAACTCGTCTGACAATCGCAACCTGATTATGACCAGAATGCAGTTACATAATACTCAAGTAGAGGAAGGACACAGAGCATGATAAACGTATTTGAAGCACTAAAAAGCGAGGGTCTTGTTATTCAAGACCCCAATGACCCAATTGGAAGCACCTGGATTATGAGCCAGGACGCTGATAAGGTTGTTGAAAAAGTAGAAAAGTTGGTTGATTACGCCTGGAAGACTGGCAGAGCATATCAAATTGATGACCTTCTAATGAACAAATTACCACGAAGAAAAGAGTATCCTAAAAACGCCTCTGCTCATCAGGAAGTTGGCGTTGGGGCTTACAACCAAGCCATTGATGAGGTGAGGGAAATTATTGAAAAAGAAAACGAAAAAATCTATGAAACAAGCTCACTATAACAATCAGGGACGCAAAAGTGGCGGTCATCCTAAGTTCAAGATAAGAATAGGTATGCCGATGATGTCCAATGGAGAACCGTTATTACATGCCTCATTGCCCTGTAGAGAGGGAAGGCATGGGGATTGTGATGGTTATCAGACCTTTATGCCTAAGAAGAACATAACTAGATGTGGTTGTGCTTGCCACCAAGAGGAGTTTGACCTATGAAATACACAATCAAACACCTACGAGCTGAGTTTGGGACAGACCGAAAGTGCCTAGAGTTCATATTCCAGGCACAATATGGTAAGAAGCCTGTCTGTCCTCAATGCAGTAACAAAGACCGTTTTTACCTGATTGAGAGTCGCAAGCGGTTTGATTGTTCATGTGGGTTTACCGTCAGCCCTCTGGCTGGGACGATATTTCATAAGTCAGCTACGCCTCTGGTTCTCTGGTTTCACGCTATGTTCTTATTTGCGTCCAGTAAGAACGGAGTCGCTGCGAAAGAACTAGAGCGACAACTAGGCGTAACTTATAAGTGTGCTTGGCGTATGGCTAAACAAATCCGCAAGCTATTCAGAGATAGTGGCGACCCGATGGGCGGTATCGTGGAAGTTGATGAGACTTACATTGGCGGTCAAAAGAAGGGCAAGCGTGGACGTGGAGCTGAAAGCAAAACGCCAGTATTCGGCATTGTGGAGCGTCAAGGAGGAGCAAAAGCCCAGGTAGTAGAAAACATCAAGATAAAAACCATCCAGCCGATTATCAATAGTTCAGTGGTTCGTGGTGCGACTGTCATGAGTGATGAGTTCAATATCTACAATCGGGTCAAAGACAATGGTTACGAACACCACACAATCCAACACGGTATCGGTCAGTATGTGAACGGGATTATCCACTCTAACAGTATTGAAGGTTTTTGGAGTCAGCTAAAACGTTCTCTGTCTGGCACTCATCATGCGGTGAGTCCGAAGCATTTACAGAGTTATGTGGACGAGTTTGTTTACCGCTACAATCATCGGGACGAGTCGGTTTTTCCCCTCTTGGCACTAGAGGCTGCGAAGCCAGTTTTATCAAGTTATGGAAGGAAGTTTTAGTGAGCATGAAACCAGTATATCACAACCAATTACCTGCTAAGAAGGGATACTTGCCTACAATTAAGTAGAACTGAACTGTGAACATTTATTCACCGACAGCCAAACGTACACTCACTCCTGGAAAGGAAAACATGAAATATTCAGTGAAAAAAAACTTTTACCGAGGTAATTATTTCTCCCAGCAACGCTACCCGCGCCTCAGACACCCCCGAGAGAGTTATTACGGAAAAAATAGCGGAAGCCATCATTGAAGGGTATGAGATCTTTGACAAAAGCGTTGTGTGTACGAAAGAAGTCGGAGCAATTAAATACTGGCTTAGAAAAATCACAAGTTGAACAACTTGCACTTCAGTTAAAACCTCATGTATACTGGGTGTATGGCAGGTGGACACCCAACAGACTACTCAGAAGAAAAACATCAAATCGCAAAAGATTATCTCCAACGCTGTATTGACAATGGCGAAATCCCTTTCGTTGAACAACTTGCATTTTTCCTTGATGTAGCGCGCTCAACCGTATATGAATGGGTAGACACTCACACTGAGTTCTCGGACACGATAAAAAAGATCAAAGATCTTAATTTATTCATGCTTCAAAAGAACTCTCTCTTAGGTGTGTACAACCCCGCCTCTGCCATCTTTCAAATGAAAGCCAACCACGGCATGATGGAAACAGTGAAACAAGTTCAAGAACATCACTTCAAAGACTTAGACGATGAACAACTCGATAAACTCATCAGACAAAAAAGTGCTGAAGCTGGAGTTGGTGAATCTGCTGGAGGAAAAGAAAAGACGGCGGGCACTTCAACCACTGAAGTACGCTAAAGCCCATTTCAAACAGCAAGAATTCTTCGACTCGCTCAAGCCTATTCGCGTGCTCTTCTGGGGTAATCGTGTAGGTAAAACCGAAGGCTGTGCTCAGGAAGTTGTCAGATACCTCACTCATACTCATCCACATAAAGAGATCGTACTCCCGATTGAAGTATGGTGCGCCTGCCCCTCCTACGACATGCAGAAAGAAACAACACAAAAGAAGTTAGAGCGCTACCTCCCTGCTGATTCCATTGAACACATCACCTACGTGAAGTCAGGAGTCTGGGGAGAGATTCGATTGAAAACGGGCGACAAGATCTCGTTTAAATCCTACGAACAAGGACGAGAGAAGTTTCAAGGTGCTGGAAAGCGACTCATTTGGTTTGATGAAGAACCACCTAAAGATATTTGGCAAGAATGTGTGGTGCGTGCTGAGGCTGGAGTCCCCTTGGACATTATTATGTCGATGACTCCCATCAAAGGTATGACCTGGGTGTATGACGATTTGTTTATGCAAACGGGCCGATCAGACCTCTTCATCTCTGAAGCGGGCTGGGATGACAATCCTTGGCTAGGTGAAGACCAGAAAGACCAGATGGCTGCAAACCTCTCTGATGAAGCAATTCAAGTTCGACGGTTTGGGAAGTTTGTTCAGCGCGTTGGGCTGGTGTGTAACTGGTGGGATCGTGAGAAGAATCTTTCCGAGTACGGTGCAACGAATCACGATTGGAGCTATTACGAAATCTTAGACGGCGGCTTCTCTGACCCCGCTGCTTGGCTCCTGTGTGGAGTAGACCAGGACGACAACGTGCATATCGTGGACGGCTTTCGTGATAAGGGACTGGGCGACACCGAGATCGTTTCAAGAAGAAACAATAAAACAAACGGCATCCGACTCATTAACGGCTGGATCGATTACAACGACGAACGCCTGGGAGAAAACCTCACTGCTTTGGGTATGAGTCTCATGCGAGTAGAGAAGGACACGGTATCGGCTCAGCGTTGGGACGAAATACTAGCTGAGAAGCTGGCAGAGTATGGCAAAGTCCAGCGAGGCACAGGAAAACCCAGGCTCTTTATTAACCATAATCTTCAATGGCTTATTCAGGAAATCGAGAACCTCACCTGGCTTGAGATCCGTAAGCAGGTAGGAGGGGAGACTCAGATCGTTCCGAAATGGGATGATCATCGCAGATTCGGTCATCACTTCGACGGCATCCGAGCACTGGCATACTTTTTATTTATGTACAAAAAACCTATGGACGAGGAGGTTAAAAACTCGTTCTCAAAATGGAAAATCTAACACCATCCTCGAACAACTCCCTGCCCAGTGGGTACAAGTGGGTTGTCATTGACGGTGTGAGTACAATGAAAAGTGTGAAGTGGTATCAGCGACGAGAGAATCTCAAAGGTAATACGGGAAAGTGGAGTAAGTGGGGAGAAGTCCACAACGTCTACCAAGAAGAAACCGACTCTTGGTTCTGCCAAAAGTGTGGAAAAGAACAACCCGACTGCTTTACTGCCTACCTCTTTCCGCTTGGGAACTCTACCGAGCAACTGCGTATCTGTGGGGTCTGTGGCTTTGAAATGACCGAGTTGAAAACCCAGACCGTGATCATAGAGACTGTAAAGCATGAGCACTCTTGAAGAAGCAATGCGCCATTACAACGATGGTCAAAACGCCATGCAACAGCGGAAAAACCGTAAGCCTGGAGGTTGGGATGACATCATCAATTGTTACATGGGGCGACTCCCCGACAACTGGCCTTATATATCTGTTTTCACTGATCCTGTTGTGCGTACTACTATCTTGGAGAAAACCGCCAGGTTATTGAACTCAAAACTCAAGGGTAAACTGACTCCGCGTGAGAACTCCGACATCATCAAAGCTCGTATTCAAAACGCAATTCTTGATTTCCAATGGGACTACGCCAACGAAGGCGGATCAATGCTTGAGAAGGTTGCGCAGACTGACCAGCTCTGTCGTGTGTTTGGTGCTGGCTTTGTACTCGTGTATTGGAATAACAAAACAAACAGTAACGAAATTAAAGTAATTGATCCTCGTGATATTTTCCTTGACTACGGTGCAACCCACGTCAGGAATGCGAAGTGGATTCAGATTCGTGAGTACGTGACTGAAGAAGCGATGATCGCTCGTGGTCTCCCTGTCGAACAAGTGCAAGGACTCTTTGATGCCAACGTCGATGACCGCAGAGAAACCAACTACCAGTCTCAAGTCAAAATCAACCGAGGACTCAATCAAAACTTAGGTAATCAAGGCATTCCCACCCTTGAAATCGTGACGGAGTACACCGCAGATCGTATGCAGGTCTTCACTCCGAAGCATCTCGATGGTTTCATTATCGACCAACCCAACCCATACAAACACGGCAAAGCACCGATTGCGATGCTACGGTACTACCCGCTCCCTGATGATATTTATGGCGAATCCGAAGTCGAACCAGTGATTGGTCTTCAGAAAGCAATCAACGCGTGCCTCTGTGGATTCTTTGATCAGATGAATCTCTCCATGCAACCACCGCTCAAGATCGTTTCTGGAAAAGTGCGTATGGAATCTATCGAATACGGACCTGGTGCACGCTGGATCGTTAACTCTCCTGAAGCTGTCACCGAAGCTCAGTTGGGTCAAGGCACAGTTAATGAGTTCAACACCACCTACAGCGCACTCAAAGCGGCGTTCAATACTGCGATGGGTTCTCAGTCTCTTGGCGTTTCCAACATCGGACCATACCAAGGTGACAAAACCGCGACCGAGATCAATCAGCTCTCTACTCAACAAAATACCCGTGACCAGTATAACCAGCTCTACCTCGCCGAATTCCTCAAAGAGATCGTGATGATGTGGGTCTCCAATAACAAACAATATCTCTTCGATGATCCAACCAAAACACACATCATTATGAAGATCGTTGGCAAAGACAAGATCAGAGAGTTTGAAGCGCTGGGTCTTGGGAATGCAGCGCTCGACCAGAGTATGAGCAACGAGTTGGGTGCGATGACCATGCAAAATCCTGACATGATGAATCAAGGCAACCTCGAAGACATTGTGAACCAGTCTGCGACTCCAGAGTTCCCAGTCGTCACCAATCCATACGATTTCCCAGAGAACTTCGATGTACACCGTAAACTTGAAACCTCACCAAACGGTTCGGAGGCCTCTCTCTACGTCACTCCTGATGATATGGAAGGTGTGTACGATTACGAACCTGACGTGAAGTCGATGGCAGCGGGTAGCTCGATCATGATGCAGAACGCTCGAAACAAAGTGTATGAGATGGTTTTGAACAACCCAACCGCCAACCAGATGCTCGCTCAACAAGGGTACGTGCTCAATGTGAAAGAATTGTTTGAAGGCATGTTTGAAGACGCGGGCTACCGTGACGCTGAGAGTCTGTTTACTTCTTTACAAGAACAAGCACAAGCCACCGCAGCCAACGCAGCACAGAACCCGATGATGATGGCTCAAATGGGTGGTATGATGATGCCACAAGGAATGCAAAATGGCGGACAACCCCAACCCCCAGACCAAAATCTCACCTGAAGACGCGAAGGCACTCGCCAACGCCCGTTCAGTGGTAGAGTTTCTGGAGTCACCCGCGTACAAGGATGTGATCTTTCCTGAGTTGATGGCAATTGCCCAAGACGGCTACCCCGATCCCGAAGAATACAGCGACAATGAGAAGTTGATTCTTCACTACACACTCAAAACAGGTGAGACTAAAGCAATTAAGAAAGTCATCACCTTTTTAGAAAGTCACCGAAACACCGTTCAGCTCATCAAACAAAAGTATGACAACAAATCAAAGTTCAGAGTCTAGGCTCCCACCAATTCCACAGAAGTGGTTTAACGAAAACCGCAAGCTCTTCGATGCGGAAACCACGATCGCTCCCAATCCTTCACAACCATGTCCACACCAAAAGCACCTCAAACGCGTCTCCTTCTCTCGAGTTGAGTGCTCAGCCTGTCACGCAGGTTGGATCAATACCGACTGGGATGTTTCTTCTGGTTCTCTCTCTTGAAAACCCAGATCCCCCTACCCTACTCTTTTCTATAGGTTCTACGGTGATGCTCCCCGTTTAAACAGAGCAAAAGAAAGGAACCTATGAACGAGCCAATGAGCCCGCAAGGGCCAGCTCAAGGGTCGTCTCCTCAATTGAGGGACACCCAGGGCAGATTTGTTTCCAGCGACGCGATTGCAAACCGCATCGACCAAGCTACGGGACAAGCACCTGAAGGACAACAGGTCGCGCCAATGCCTAGCGCACAACAAACCACACAGGACGACCTCACTCTACCGCCTGGTGTATCTGAACGGACCGCTCACCAGTGGGACAAGATGCACGGGAAGCTGAGCGAAAAAGATCAGCTCTTGGCAGAGAAAGAACGTCGCATCCAAGAACTCGAAGCGCAAGCCCAGAGACCTCAGGATCCTAACGCTGTGTTCGACATCCCGTCGGCCAGTCAACAAGCTGAACAACGGTTTTACCAACAATTCCCGAGTCTCTCGCAGAATCAGGTAGACGCGGTAAGCCAACAGTACGTAGACCAAGAAGGGAACGTCGATGTTTATGCGCTCAATCGAGCTTTAAGTGAAGCCAACGATCGTGCACGCATTGCGTCTGAACAAGTGAACCAAATGGGGGCCCGTCTCCAACACTTTGAAGAGTCGTTTCAGGCTCGAGAAGCACACGCGGTTTATCCGCAGATTGACCCACAAAGTCCACAGTTCAACCAAGCGGTTTATGAAATGGTCAGAGACCGAATCATTCGGAATCGATACCAAGGAGTGAACCAAACTCTCGTTCAAGTAACGGGATCAGTCATGGGAGAAATCCAGCGAGCTACACAGCCCACTGGTGCTCAAATGAATCAAGCGGTTGAACAATACAAACAGTCGCAACAGAACCGTAATCAAGGACCTTTTGAAAGCGGATCTGGCGGACCACGACAACCAATGACTAACATGCAAGATCTGAAAGAGCGCACCCGAAAAGGCGACACCAACGCAATTAGCGCACGGCTTGAAGCCATCGGGTTCTAGTCTTATAGGAGGGCCTTACAATGGCACTATTTACCTATGATGACGGATCGCGTAGAGAGTCTCTTTTGGATATTATCCGAGACATCTCCCCGATTGCGTCTAATTATTTAGTCGATCACCTCTCTACCAGCGAGGCGACCAACACTTTGCACGAATGGGTTGTGAGAAACATCTCACGTCCAACTTCAGACAATAACACTGCTGAAGGTACGGGCTTAGTGGATGCTGCTGGTGATGCACCTGTCCGTTCCAACAACGTGACCGCGATCTACAAGCGCGATGTCATCGTGTCTGGAACTGAAGAGCAAGCTCGTCGAGCTCTCCCAGGTTCAGCCATGAAAGATGAAAAGGCCATCAAGCTGCTTCGTCTGAAAGCTGACATGGAGTTCGGTATCTTGCGCGGAGCGAAAGCCTCTGGTGCGTCTGGAACTGCCCGTGGAATGGCAGGTATCGTGAACTGTATCTCTACGAACATCACTGCTCGTAGCTCAGGAACCTCTTTGAGCGTCACTGAGTTAGAGGACATCCTCGAAGAGAGCTGGAACGGTGCAGCCAACGGCTTCCAAGCGGATACTATCTTGGTCCCAATGGGTCTCAAGAGAAAAATCGCGTCGTTCACCACTTCCGTCACTCGCTACACCGATGACGCAGGTCGTATCTATAACGACGTGTCCGTGTACGAAGGTTCTTCTGCAATGGTTAAGGTCATCCCTCACCGCGATGTCTTGAACTCTGCTGGAACCACTCACCTGATCGCAATTCGTGAGGAATTGTTCAGAATCGCCTTCTTCCGTCAACCTGACTTCAAGATGGCTGGTCTGGATGGTGACCGCGAGCGCGGCTTCTACGTGACTGAGTTGACTGTCGAGTCGCTGTTCCAAGCAGCTTCCGTACGTCGAACTGGTTACGCACAGCAAGGGTAAGGGTCAGAATCAACACTCAATTAGGGGGCTACCAAAGCCCCCTTTTTGGTATATTATGGATGAGTGAATCAATTTACTGACATGCCCGACACTCCTCACAATCGCAGACTCGCTGCTGCGCTTGGTCAAGAGATGGTCCCCATGGAGTCCGAACTCGTCGCCTTTGTTGATAGTCTTCTTGAATTCGCCAAACACAGAGCCAGTCCCGACGGCATGATCGAAACCGAAGGTGACTGGGAAGTCGTTGATCGCATTGTGCGCGGGTTTGAAGTGATGTTTCCTGAAACTGCCAAAGACTTTTTCAAACGCCTAGACCAGCGTCGCAGAGATCAGAAAAACAAGTACGCAGTCGCCGAAGAGAGTGGTGGGTTCATGCGTCATCACCTTGAAATTCCTCAGCCACTCTTTCGACTCCTTGGTGTCATGTACCCTAAAATTCAATGGTCAGATAAAAAGTTCGTTAGAAAATTTGAAACTCGTGTACCGAAATATCGGGTCACCGAAAGTCTATGAAGAAGATTCTTTTAACATGTATTGTGAAAGACGATAAAGAGTACGACAACGTGAAACGCATGCTTGAGACCTTCATGCCACACATGCACGGCTGCGTCGTTCTCTTCAACGGTCTCTCTAAAAAGTATGACAAAATCACCGAACTCTTCAAAAAGTACAACGCACACATTCTCACCGCAAACCCAGAGACTCATCCAAAGATCTATGGACGAGATGCGACTGGTACGTTCTTTGCGAATTTTGCGGCTGCTCGTCAGGTTACGTTTGACTACGCCGATACTCTGGAGGGATACGATTGGTACTCTTGGGCTGATGTGGACGACATTCTTCTTAGCGGGAAAGAGATCCAACCCATGCTCGAACAAGCCGAGGAAAAAGAAGTCGATAGCATCTTTTGTACCTACTGGTACTCTCTCCAAATCAGAGAAGACGGATCGTTCAACCAAAACGATGTCTACATCGAACAAATCCGAGAGCGCTTCCTTCGACCCAAGAAGTTCAAGTGGGTCTCCCGCCTCCACGAAGTAGCCGTCTCCGCTGATGATGCGTACCAAGTCAAGAACGCGCCGTACGACTTCAACACCAAAGAAGGCCGTGAACTCGTCTGGGTGCACCTCACTGACCGAGAACGCGCTGATGCAAACATGGATCGCAATTTGAGAATTCTCGAGCTCCAAGCCAAAGAAGAAAACCACAAAGACCCTCGCACTCTCTTCTATCTCGCAAAGACCTACTACGATGCTGCGAAGCCTGGGTCATTGGACATTGCCGAACAACTCTTGCTTGAATACCTTGAGGGTTCTGGATGGCGTGAAGAGCGTGGCAACGCCTGTGCCTACCTAGGTGAAATCTGGAAACGTCGCAAGAATTACGACAAAGCCATCGAATGGTACTTCAGAGCCATGGAATACGCCCCTTACCTTCACCTCCACAGGTTGTACCTCGCCGAATGCTACACGCACAAAGGGATGTACGAGGAGTCGAACTTCTACCTTGATATGGCGTGCAAGATGGACCCGCCCTCAACCCGCACCACGATCGGCAATCCTTTGGACGTGAAGTTCTTTGCAGCCTCTCTTCAAATGAATCGATTTATTCGAGAACAAAACTTGCCGAAGGCTCTGGAGTGGGCAAAGATCCGTAAGAACCTGGTCCCAGCCACTTCAGACCACTGGCTTGACACCCTTGAAGAGCAGAACAAGATCAACACCATGGCACATGCCTACTTTGACTACGCCCGCTTCCTCAAAGACCAAGGGAAACTTGATCAGCTCAAGAACCTACTCCCCGCTGCGCTACCTGAATGGAAAAACGAAGCCTTCTATCAATTGATGGTGAGCGAACTTCTCCCACCCAAAGAATGGGCTGAGGATGAAATCGCTTACTATGCCTCCTTTGGTGCACAACACTTTGAAGAGTGGGGACCTGATTCCCTTGAAAAAGGAATCGGTGGCTCTGAAACCGCAGTCATTGAACTGGCTCGACAGAGGGCAAAGAAGGGGAAGACGGTAACGGT